CATCTGTCTGTGTTGAACGTTACCAAACGTCCGTTGATTTGGTAAACGCTACTGACGGTCTGTCGCTTCGAGTGACAGAAGTGATCTTGGATTCGTTGTTCTTCAATTCTACGAAGATACCTCGGTCTATTCGTAAGCTGGCTTATGAATCTCTCCACCCTGTGGTGGATGGGAAGATCGTTCAACACGGGCAGATGATGGGATCCTACCTTTCTTTCCCTCTTCTATGCTTACACAGCTATCTGGCTGCCTCCTGGGCAGTAAGAGACTGTGGAAGTCATCGAATTCTGGTTAATGGAGATGACTGTGTTATCTCCGCCGACTGTCCGGTTCAGGCATCCCAGTACCCCCCAGGGTACAGCCTGAATAACCAGAAGACAATTCGATCTGAGAACGTTGTCGAGGTCAACTCTACAGCGTTTCTTAGAAGCGGGGGTGTTTGGCGAGAAGTCAAGCATCTTAGAAGGGGAGGATTTCTTACGACTTATGACGGTATGTTGCATGCTGCAGCGGCATGCCGTGATACGGTGGCATGGACTGACGCTTTTGTTCGTTCACGTATAGGTCGTAAGTGGGGACTCCTTCCCTCCCAACTCTGCCTCACACGTAGGTCTCGCGTCGCCTGGCGGCGGGAGACCACTATGAGGAAGAACAGAGTTTTTAGTGAGCTTCCTGTTGTAGACCAGCTACATCACAATCCGCAGTTAGAGTGGGTTAAGGGGGTTCCTGATCCGGACGAGAAAGAAGCACTCTTGGACTTCTTTTGGCGCTGGGGGAGGGATGGAGGCAGGAAGAGAGACGTATTTTCGCCTTCTGTCGGTGAGATTCGTCGGAGTTATAGGTATCGCAAGATCCCTATCCGGAGCATTTTGACTTTTGTCGGTCAACTTCGTTCCCCTGTCGCTTCAGGAAACAAGCGATCAGACTCATATTTGATTCCTATCGAATATGAGTCTGATAGGTACTTGGGTAGACTGTGTGCCCTGGATGCTTTTCGAAGGCTTGCATGCCCGACTTGAGCAAATTCAGTGCTATACCGAGTGCGGTGTTAACCGAAGGGGTAAGAGCACGTTATTCGCTTGCAATAACGATAGAACGCGTTGTCCTAGGGATCGACAATCCCCTCATTACCTTGTGTTTCAGGTAAGGGCTAGCGACGCGGGCTTGTACCGCTGGAGTGATCCAGTTTGGGCTGACGTATCCGTGGGAACGGTACGTGTGGCTTCCTTAGTAGGTCCACTTGGTGGTCATGGGAATCTCGCAGCAATGCGTCGCGGGGCCTTCGGGCAGGGAGATTCGCGTTTAAATTTATGCCTGTGAGGGTGTATTGCCGG